CCCGAGCGGATGCGGAGGATCGCGCTCGCGCCGATGGCGGTCTCGATCGCATCGAGGCGCGCGTTGCGGACAGCGGTGGACAGCTGGACGGCCATGTCGGGGCTCCTAGAACGAAAAAAGCCCGCACGGGGCGGGCTTTGGTGGATTGTCTCGGGCGCAGCGCCCCGAGTTGACCGTCTTTTAGTGTCTAGACATCCAGAGAGTCAATGACCAATTTCCTATCAAATGCACAGGCCACGAGACCGCAGGGCGCCGCGGACGAACCAGAGCGTCGCCCGCCAGTGCGTGTACAGCGCCGCGCGCGAGATCCCGAGCCGGTTCGCCTTCACCTGGGCGGGGCTCGCGGACTTGTACCAGGCGTCGATCATCGCCTTCGTCCGCGGCGGGCTGTCGAGGTACACGCGGTCGACGAGAATCAGGATCTCGTCGTTCGACAGCTGCTCGCCGCCGAGCACCGCGCCGTCGTGGATCAGCCGCAGCCGCTCGAGCGGGTGCATACCGCCGCCCTGCCCTTCGCGCGCGTCACGCGCCCAAGCGTCGAGCAGCTGGTCGACGGGCTGCAGGTCAGGGTCGAGGGATGCGGTCATGAGGTCCTCAAGCAGCGTTCGGTGATCCGGGTGACGTACCAGTCCGAAGCGCCACCAGCGGGCGCGTAGAGGCGCAGGACGTCGAGAGCTTCGGCAGCGGTCGCGAACCTGAGCGCGCCGGCGTGCCAGAACTGGCACCAGACCGGCTGCCCGTAGCGGTCGAGGCCCGAGAGGTAGACCTCGCCCGTCTCCGGCCGGCGGGTGATGCACCACAGGAGCGGCGGATCGCGGTCGGTCACGGCTCGGCACCTCGGCGGGTCGTGAAGGCGGTCTCCGTGGTGAGCGGCCGGATGCTGACCGTCACCGAGCCGCCCGGCAGGACCTTCCCGCGCGTGACGCGCAGGTCGTCGATGTGGCTGTCGTCCTCGATGACGCCCGCCGCGACGACGGCATCGAGCAGCGCCTTCTGCAGGTTGTCGAGGTCCCGCCGTCGCCGATCCGGTGGGTTCGCGAGCAGCTCGACGCGCAGCGGCCCCCCGAGGTGGTCGGCCGGGATTCGCTGTTCGCGGATCGCGACAAGCGCCCGGGTCCGGAACTCACGACCGCGCGCGCCGATGACCATGCGCCCGCGAAAGTTCCGCCAGTAGTGGTTGACCGAAGGCGGCCAGGGGAGCGTGAACTGCAGATCCATCACGCCCCCCACAGCAGCGCGATGACCGCGCGCGAGGCCACGATCCCGACACCCACGACCGCGCCGAAGAACACGGCAATCGCGGCCCAGACCGCGAACACCTTCGACCACGCGATGAGTGCCTGGAGCGTGCTCATGGTCAGAACGGGATGTCGTCGTCGAACTCGTCGCGCTGCTTCGGCTCGGCCTGCTGCTTCGCCTGGGCGGGGCGCTCCGAGCGCTGGCCGTCACCCTTGCCGCCGAGCAGCTGCAGCTCGTCGGCGATGATCTCCGTGGTGTAGCGGTCGGCGCCGCTCTTGTCCTGCCACTTCCGGGTGCGCAGGCGGCCCTCGATGTACACCTGCGAGCCCTTGCGCAGGTACTGCGCGGCGATCTCGGCGAGTCGGCCGAAGAGCGAGACGCGGTGCCACTCGGTCAGCTCCTTGTCCTCGCCCGTGGTCTTGTCCTTCCACCGCTCCGAGGTCGCGACCGACAGCGAGCAGACGGCGCTGCCGGATGGCAGGTTCTTCAGCTCGGGGTCCTGCCCGAGGTTTCCGAGGACGATGGCTTTGTTCACTCCGCGCATGTCGTGCGCTCCTTGGGTTGCTGGTTGACTGGTTGGCCGTAGACGCGCTGGAAGAGCTGCGCCCACGTCTCGCAAGACTTGCCCGCGGCGCGCCCGGCGATTGCCATCTCGCGCCCCGAGCTGACGATCGCCGCACGGATGCGCTCGCGGCGCTCCTCGCGGGTGGTGACGCCGCCATCCCAGGACATCGGCATCCCGAGCCTGCGGGCCATCCACGCCTCGACGACGAGCTTGTCGCCGTTCATGCGGGCCTCCGGATTGTCGGCAGCAGCTCGGCGACCTTGGCCGGGCCGGTGACGCGGCCGCGCCACGTCGAGCTCGGCCCAGCGATTGCGGGCAGCTGCTCGCGGATCTCGACGCGCTGCTCGAGCTCGCGGAAGGCTTCGACGAAGCGGCGCTCGAGGAACTGCAGGCTGTCGGCGTAGGCGCCCGCGATGACCGGCCATCCGCCGATCGCCTGGACGGCGCGCTCGACCTCGGGCACCGCGGGTCCTGCGCGCCATGCACCGCGCGCGTGCTGCAGCGCTGCGGCCCACGCCTCGCCTGCGGTCATGCGTCCGGCCTTGCGCAGGTCGGTGAAGTCCGCCGGGCGCGGCATGAACCGCGAGTGCGCCAGCAGGTGCCCCGCCGCCTGCTCGAACTCGGCGAGCGGCCAGTCGCGCAGGGCGAGCCAGTACGCGTCGAGCAGCGGGCCGTCGAGCTCGCGCTCGTAGACCTTCGAGAGGCCGGCCAGCACGGCGCGGAAGCGGGTGAAGTCGTCAGCCTGCATCGCGGAGCTCCGGCGGTCGCCAGTTGGCCGTGCGGTCGACGTTCGCGCGGGTGAGTTTCGACAGGTCGGTGCGCGGCGGGTCGCGGTAGAATCGCAGCCCGGCGTCGATGTGCTTCGCGTCGCGCAGCAGCAGCTCGATCGCGTCGTACACGGTCGAGCGGTCGTTCTGGCCCATGTGGTGGGGCGAGTTCTTGTAGCCGCTGATTGCCTGGCAGAGGTCGGCCTCGGGGTAGGCCTTGAGGGCGTCGCGGATCAGCTTGCGGCGCTTGGCGTCGAGCTTGGCGGCCGGGTGGTTGTGCACCGAGCGCCAGTGGTCGAACACGCGCTGGACGACCTCGCGGTCGGGCGCTTCGCCCGACAGAGGTTCCGAAGGAACCTCAGTATTCCTATCCCTTCCTATCCTATCCATATCAGGCGCGAGGCTTCCCGAATCACTCGCGAGGATTCGCGAACCTTCGCGAGGACCGGGGAGCTTAGAGGCGGTCGGGTGGTCAATTCGCTGGTGATTCCGCCACTTGGACACCTGCAGGTAGGTAGAGCCGTCGACGGTGTAGCGCTCGATGCACTGCTCGCGCTCGAGCTCGACCAGCCAGCCCTCGATTTTCTTCGGGGCGTCGTCGTCGTAGGGGTAGAGAAGGCTCGCGAGCATTCGCGAGGCCGCGCGAGTCCTCCCGTCGTCATCGCAAACGGTCCAGAGCAGAACGAAGAGAAGCCGAGCCTCTCGCGAGACTCGGCCCATGCTCTCGGACTGCGGGAACTCGGGTTTGATGGATCTGATCCGTGGCATCGGCTCCTCGTGGGGTCAGGTCGCCCTGGCCGCCCCTTTCGGGTGCGGCGCCCGCGAACGGGCTCGGACAGGGCGGGGTTCGGTGGTGGCTGCTGCCGGCCGCCCGCGGCGCGGGAGGTCGACGGGATAGAGGTCGGGGCGCAGGACGTGCCGCGACAAGCCGGTGACGGCCTCGAGCTGAAGGACGCGCTCGGCCGGAACACGGCCGCGCTGCCGCCATTCCCAGACGGACGGCGCCGCGATGCCGATGAGACGGGCCAGCGGCCGGACCCCTTTTGCGACCTGTATCGCAATTTCGACGGGGTTGTGTGCGTTGGGGGCTGTTTTTTCGCTAGGCATGGCCTAACTATAGGTCAGGCATACCCATACTTTCAACTGTTAGGCTGCACCCATGACCATCGGCGAACGAATCCGACAGCGCAGGAAGCTCCTCGGGCTGACGCTCCAGAACGTGGCGGACACGTTCCAGATCAACCGCGCATCAGTCTCCGAGTGGGAAAGCGGCAAGTCTCAGCCCGACGTGCGTAAGCTCGCCGAGCTCGCGCGCGTACTGAGGGCGAGCCCTGAGTGGCTGCTGACCGGCGACCAGAAACACGCCCCGGACGTCGAGAGCGACCTCAACCACCACTACGAGCGGGTGCGGCGCGCGAAGTTTAAGCTCGAGGCCGGGATCTGCGGATACACGGTCGAGTTCAGCGACGACGATGATGCGCCGCCCATCGTTTTCCGAGCCGAATGGCTGCAGAGAAACAAGCTCAGGGCCGACAAGCTGATTGCGATGAAGGTGAGCGGGGCCTCGATGGAGCCCGGCCTGTGGGACGGCGACACCGTCGTCGTGAACTTGGCCGACGTCACGCCGCAGGACGGGGTCGTGTTCGCGGTCAACTACGAGGGCCAGTGCGTCATCAAGCGACTGCGCCGCGACGCTGGGCAGTGGTTCCTGGCATCTGACAACAGCGACAAGCGCCTGTATCCCGACAAGCGCTGCGACGAGGCCGCGTCGATTCTGGGCCGAGTCGTCACAAAGCAGTCCGACCACATTTGACGAGGTAGGCCGCCGACCAGGCGGGCCCGTCTGCGCCCCTTCTGTCAGGTGACGCTTGACAGTTTAAAAGGCTGCGCCTAACATCCCTCCATGCCGCGCGTTGTGCTGCGGCGAACAGACTGGAGGGTCTGCCGATGTCCGACTTCCGAATCTCTGGCCTCGAGTTCTCGGCCACCGCCATCAACGTCGTCGCCCAGACCGACCGCGCGCGCGAGTGGGTCGCGCGTCAGGTCGGCGCCGCCGCCGTCTCCGTCCAGTACCGCAAGTCCTACGCGGGCGAGGTGCTCGGCAGCATCCAGGTCGCCGGCCTGAGCTACGAGTGGGCCGCGTCGTGAGCGCCGAAGCCCTCGACTGGCTGCTGCTGCTGTGCGGGTGGTTCGCGCTGCTCGGCCTCGGTGCCGCGGCGCTCGGCGCGTACGAGTGGTGGCTGCGTCATCGCAGCCGTGAGGTGCTGCCGAAGCCCGGCGGCCGCGCGCGCATCTACCGCGCCGACCCGCCGTCGGTTTCGCGCTGGGGGAGCACCCGATGAGCGCGCGCACCAAGACCTGCTCGGCCTGCGGTGAAGACCTGCCACTCTCGAAGTTCCGCAAGGTCGGCCGCGGCCTGAGCAAGACCTGCAAGACCTGCGAAAGCGGCGCGTCTGCCGCTGAGGACCCCGCCGCCGAGCCCAACGTCCTCCTACAGATCCGCCCGGGCTACGAGCTGCGCGCGTGGGTCGACGGCGACGGCGACCTCGTGCTCGCGCAGGAGACGGCCGAGGGCGAGTCCCGGATCTATCTCGGCGAGGGCCAAGTGAAGCAGCTCGCGGAGTTCCTGCTGCCCCTCAAGGAGACGACGCCGTGACGCTCACGCACGTCGATCGCCTCGCCTGGGCTCGGTTCCGCGACCGCCTCGCCGACGCCGTTGCCGCAGGCCTGCCGCCCGCGCCGCCGCCCGTCGCCGTCCAGCTCGACGGCATCACCGTCACCGAGCTGCTCGCCGCTCTCAAGTTCACCGGCATCGTCGCATCGAACCGCGACGGCGCCCTCGTCCTTCACCGCAGGGGAATCTGATGCTCGCAGAACAACGATCCGCCGACTGGTTCGCCGCCCGCCTGGGCTGCGCGACCGCTTCTTCCTTCAAGAACGTCCTGGCCAAGCTCAAGAACGGCAAGCCCGCGCAGGCGCGCGAGTCGTACCTGATCGAGATCGTGACCGAGCGGCTGACCGGGCAGCCGGTGCCGCATTTCACGACCGCAGCGATGCAGTGGGGCATCGACAACGAGCCCGCCGCGCGCATCGAGTACGAGTTTCGCACCGAGCGCGTGGTCGAGGAGACCGGGTTCATCCGTCACCCGTCCATCCTCGCCGGCGCCTCGCCCGACGGCCTCGTCGAGGCCGATGGCGGCATCGAGATCAAGTGCCCGAGCAGCACGACGCACGTCCAGACGCTGCTGACGGGGATGCCCGAGGAGCACATGCCGCAGCTGCAGGGCGCCATGTGGATCACGGGCCGGAAGTGGTGGGACTTCGTGTCCTACGACCCGCGGATGCCGAAGGACCTGCAGATTCACATCGAGCGCATCGAGCGCAACGACATCTTCATCGCGGGGCTCGACGCCGAGGTCCGCGCCTTTCTCGCTGAGGTCGACAGCACCGTCGACCAGCTCACCCGGAGGAACGCAGCATGACCCAGACCACCGCACTCTCGACCGCCATCGGATTCAGCGACGTCGAGCGCATGGCGAGCGCCGTCGCCAAGTCCGGCCTCTTCGGAGTCCGGACGCCTGATCAGGCGCTGTCGCTGATGCTGATCGCGCAGGCCGAGGGCCTGCACCCGGCGATCGCCGCGCGCGACTACCACGTCATCAACGGCAAGCCGACGCTCAAGTCCGACGCGCTGCTCGCGCGGTTCCAGGCGAACGGTGGCCGGGTCGAGTGGACCGAGTACACCGACAAGGCGGTGACCGCCAAGGTCGGCCACCCGCAAGGCGGCACCGTAGAGATCCGCTGGACCATCGAGCAGGCCGAGCGCGCCGGCCTGACCCGAAATCCGACGTGGAAGTCCTATCCCCGGCAGATGCTTCGCGCGCGCGTGATCAGCGAAGGCGTCCGCGCGGTGTTCCCGGGCGTCGCCGTTGGCGTCTACACCTCCGAGGAGATGCAGGACACGATGGCCGCGACCGCTAGCTCGGTGGCGGTCGCCGACGAGCCGGTGGTGGCGAGCCCGGTGCAGCTCGTGCGCGAGGCCCCGGACGTCGATGCACTGAAGACCCGCTACCGCGACGCGATCGTCGTCGCGCGCAAGGCGAAAGACAAGGACCTCGAGGCACAGCTGTCGGCCGCGAAGGATGCGCGCAAGGCTGAGCTCGAGGCGATCGACGCGGAGCCTGCCGATCAGCCGGAGGCCGCATGAGCGCCTCGCAGACCGAGCAGATCCGGAAGGCGCTGCTCTCAGGCGCCGAGATCACGCCGCTCGAGGCCCTGCAGCGGTTCGGCTGCCTGCGCCTTGCCGCGCGCGTCGCTGACCTGCGCGCCTCGGGCCTGCCGGTCGAGACGGTCGCCGACCAGGCGAACGGCAAGCGGTTCGCCCGGTACCGGCTCGCGAGCCCGCAGGGGGTGCTGCTGTGATCGAGCTCGGGCTGCTCGCCAGCGTCATCGACGCGCTCGCCGAGGCGCTGGCGCTGTTCGCGATCGTCGTCGCGCTCGCCTTGGCGGCG